CTTGGATGAGAGGAGATTTAACAGGTAGTGGTCCTGTTGATAGACAAAAAAGACAAGCATGGTTAGATGCAGGATATAAACAAGATCGAATTTGTGTTGGAGAGGTTTGTGCTAGTCATACAGCTCTAGAACCTTTTTCATCAATATTACAAACAGTAGCCAATATAGGGGATGCTAGTCAATTAATGGGTCCAGAATGGACAGAAAAGAATTTACTTAAAGTAAGTTTATTATTAGCTCAAGGTTTAACTAGTAAATCTTATTTAGCTGGTATGCAGTTATTTGTTGATTTAATTGCAGGTAAACCTGGACAAGCTAATAGAATACTTGCTAATTTAATAAATAATCAATTCCCACTTGGAGCTTTAAGAGCTGAATTAGGTAAAATATTTACTCCTCACTTGAGAGAATTAAATTCAGGTATAGCAGATGCTATAAGAAATAGAAACTTAATTACTGAAAGAATTGCATCTGAACCATTACCTATTAAATATGATTTATTAAACGGTAATCCTATTAAAGATCATGATCCTATAACTAGGATGTGGAATGCTATATCTCCTGTTAATTTTAATTTTACACATAGTCCTGGTAGGACACTTTTATTTAATAGTGGATATGATCTTAGACAATCTACTTATTATGCTCCTGATGGAACTAATTTAACTGACTCACCAAGTATTAGATCTAAGTTTCAAAAAGCTATAGGTGATCAAAATTTAGAATTAGAATTAAATAAACTATCTAGAAATAAAAAGATCTTAGCATCTTTAGAACAGATGCAGAGAGATATAGGATCTGGTCAAAGAGCTGATTACCAACCTAGAGATTATTACCATAATAGAGTAATAGATAATAAATTTAGAGATGCAAGAAGAATTGCTTGGGCATCTATTATGAATGAAACTGATATTAAAGAAGAGGTAGAGAAACAAAGAA